GTTAGCGATTTGACCGCTTAGACCGAGATTGTTCTGAGCCGTTGCTACGCCTTCCTGAACACCGTGCCGGGAGCCGCCAAAAGCCTTAGCAGCAATCGCCTGATCGTCAGTCTGCTTAAGCGACTGATCAAGGTTCTGAGCGCTCTGGGCCTTTAAGCTATCAACGACATTGCTAATATACGGGTTCATATACTGGCTGATGCCAGACAGACCGCCAGCAAGGGTAGCCGGCGCAATCTCATTCATGGAACGATCAATAGCGCCCTGCGCCTGATCATAATATGGCTGAGAGCCGCCGATGCTGTCTTTAATCATTTGACCAGCCTGCTGCTGATCTGAATTAAGGCCGACAGCTAATGGCGCATTATATTGGGGCGTACCTGAGTTAATCAGGTTGTTGGCATTCGCTAGCCCAAATTGTGATGCGTTTGTCAGCCAAGCCGGTATCTCAGTCTTTTGAGAAGAGTTTGAGTTACTAGCTTGAATGGATGGCATCGGATAATACTGAGCGCCGCCGCCGCCTTTCGACATTTCTTTATCCCTTCAAGTCACATTCGAACGTCACGCATCTCGGCTTAAACTCAGGCGGGAAACGCTTGAGAAAACCTTTTCGTGACACAGAGGTTAGAGACGCACAGCCGTTTTCAACACCGAAAGCCTTGACCCTCGGTAAGTAAATCTCAAACAGCCTGTTTAGGTTTCCAGCTGCAATAAACAGATGCAGGACACGTTTCTGCGGATACTGGATAATCTCAGTTACAACGCAGCACTCATCGTCGCCCCAATACTGGAAGCGGCCAGACTTAATACCTTCCGCGATGTCTTCTCTTGTGTGCGTATGACCGCCAAGCGCTAGAGCTTTGTCAAAAAGCTCCGGTAGGGTTTTAGATTGGCGGCTGGACAACGCCACGAACCGCAACTGTAGCTGTTAGTGTGCCGGTATTGTCTACCTTAACCTCGTAGACCTCACCATTTGGAGCCTGCAGCAATATCTGCTGCTGTACTGTATTTGGGCCGGCTAGATTAGAGAGACGACGCGCCAAGATTGACATAAATGACGTGAAATACTGCTGGTCATATTGACCAGGAACAACGCCAAATGACGGGAGCGGCGTCGGTTTAGTTGCTACGGTCAACGACGGCCTCCAGAGGATTGAACATCAAACCGTATCTGTCCGACGCTCCAGTAATCGTCGTTTGTCGCTTCAATACGCAGGCGAATGTCACGGCCAGAAACGCGGGTATCCGTGTAACCGTCAGCCCTCGGGCTATACGGGCCAAACGTCGTTTCATTCTGGCTAGGTGCATATCGTGACTTAAAGGCAATGGAATAATTAGTCACGTCGCTGTCAGGATCAGTTGAGACCAGCGCTTGATTGATTTCCACATAGTTGTCTGCTTGGCCGAAATCTAAAACCGCCGTTTCAGCCCAGACCGTTCCGACACGGGACGCACCATCATCCAGCCAGCCATCTTCAAACTGATAGACGTTCTGATCGACCTTTGCGCCGATCGGGTAATTTGCTGTCACGGCGCCGACAGCCGCCGTCACCTGGCGCTGACCCTTAATCCAGAAATTCTCTGCATAGTTCCAGATAACGTAATTGTTGCACTCGTTATCGTCTGAGTGAATGTCTGGGTAATCAAACCAGAACTCAGGATACGCGCCGTTCTCGTGCATATGAGAGCGATAATTGCCGTAGAGCGAGTCGTAGTTTTGCTTGATGTCGTTCCACATCGGGCAATCGAGCAGGCGGATCGCGCCGCCTGAGTAGACCCAGAACCCTTCCTCGCCGAACCACACCGTATATGGGCCGCCGGAGGCGATAGCATTCGGGGATGAGAACGTCGTAGCGCCGAGCTTTTCAACGCCGTAGAAATACGGTGCGCCGACATATCGCATCAGGAAGCATTCATGCTGCGTCAGGATCAGAATGCCTTCCTTGACGCGGACGCCAGTGATAATCGGCGACGAGGCTTCCAGGTCAATATAGCCCGCCTGCCCAGTAGAGACGTTGAACGTCCAACCGTTGTAGTTCTCAAGGTCTGACCAAGCCACGCGGCGAGGATTGCCACCAGCTCCTAAAAGCACAACAGCACGCTCAGCCGTGACCGCTACAGCGACGTTATCTAACGGGGCATTTGACGGGACATCCATTTTCGGGACGACGCCAGTAGTTGGTGCAAGATGAAGTAGGCGGCCATCCGACGAGCAGACGCCGAGTAAATCTTGACCGAAAGAGGCAAACGACCAGTGGTCTGGTTTACGGAAAATTGGCGGGTTAGTGGAGCGCTGACGACCGTAATTGTCTTGGCCGACCATCCATTTGCCGGTATGGACGCCAGACTGAGTGCCAGAGGTATTAACCGCCGTCCCGTTCTTGCCGCCAGAAGCTAGGCAAATCTGGAACGTGTCAGTGCTTACCGGAAGAACGTAGTAATCGGTGCCAGACGTAATGCCGGTCGGCAAAGCGCCGGTTGTCGTGAAATTGACCACGTCATCCGAGGTAAGACCGTGGTTCGTCCAGGTAATAACTGCCGGGCTGGCGATTGTAATCGTAACGGTCGCGCTGGAGGCTACCGTCGTTCCCGCCGTGTCGGAGATAGGATCGACATCCGTTCCCCAGTCCAACGAGCCGTAACCGCCGCCAGACACCGCGTTCATGGATATAAAGCTCGCCGGCGTCACGTCTGACGTTGAGCCAAACAGAACCGCTACGCCGTCTTCGTGACCGATTGCCGTCCATTCACGCGCTTCATTATCGCGCCACTGGAACAGCATCCGAACCTTAGAAGGCAGAGGCTCTGATGTAATACGGGTGTTGCCGCCGATCGGCATAATTGCGCCGGAGAGCCAGCGCACATTTGACGTTTCCCACCAGGTGTTAGGCGCGTCATAGGGCGTTGCCTGGCGAATTACACCAGGCTTGAATTTGACCGGAACGAATGTCAAGGCTGCGTCCTTACGAGAGCTTCGTCAGCTTGTAGTGCGTGGTCAGATAGCTATCGACGAGATTATCAACCAGATTGGATATGGCCCGAATATTCCCGGCCAGCTTGTCGCGGTTCTGATCAATCCACTTTGCCTCAGAGGCGATATGCTCGGCGATGTCGTCTTTATCGACAACCGACTGCTCAACGTCGCCAATTAGGCCATAAGCGCCCTGATGCGCCTCAACGATGGCGTCAACATTGTCGATTAGGCTATCGTAGAAATCACCGAGGACACCGTGGCGGAAACCGGATGTTTCTGCCCAGTGAGCCAAATGAACAGCGTTCCGCGTGGCGAAGACGCGAGATACCAATTCTTCAATCATGCCGCAGCCTTTGCGTCGTCTTTTGGTATTACATCGCCGTCAAATGTAACGACGAGTAGCATTCGGAATTGTTGCGGCCTGCAGAAGCCAGCAGCGTGCATATCGCCGTCAAAGACAACGAACTTGTCTCGCTTATGCTCTATAACCTCTGTGATGTTCTTGTCGTCATCAAAGAGGTAAGTGTTACCGGCATCACAGTCGTTGAGATACAGAATGAATACTTTATGGTCGAAATCCTCGTGATCTTTGTGAGGGTCGCCATGTTTGCTTGGATCGGAGAAGGTTAGGTTTAGCCCCATCCGATATACTGTCTTAACGACGATGCCGTTTGCCTCGCAGATAGCGTTGAACATCTGCCTTACTGGGCCATAGAACGGGGAGTTTGGTATGCCGGCAGATTTTTCATAGCTCCGGCACATGACATCATGCGTCATAACTGGGAAGTTATGCGTGGCGCGGGCCAGATACCAAGGAAACTCAGCAGAGAATACAGAATTGAGAAAATATTCGTCTTGAACCCTGTATTTTGCTGTTCCCTCGCAAAGAACCGGCATATTAGCTCCAATCCAGTCTTATATACCCAGGAGCGCCGCCAGAGCCGCCGCCAGTGGCGACATCGCAGACGTTATACGAATAAGCTCCAAAGCAAACCCAAGCGACGCCATTCCAGCCAGATGAATAACAGACTGTGACGGTTCTGTTGTTATAGCCCGTTGAACCGCCACCGCCACCGCCACCAACCGTTCCGTATGGCTGTGTTCCATACCTGGAAATTATGCTGCTTTGATTAGCGTCTGTAATCGAGAGATAGGCATAGTTGGTTGCGCCTGTCCCGCCATTTGGGCTACCACCGGCTGCTGATACATAGCCATCTAATATTGTACTACCACCAGCTCCACCATCCCCGCCACCATTGCAATCACCAGGAACACCGTGCGTTCCACCGTTGCCGCCCTTAACAGTAACGGTTAGGTTGTTAAACAGCGGCATAGGGTCGATATTTTGACTGGAGTTGTATATCCGGTAGCCGGCTGTAACCGGCGACGTGCTGCGCGTTCCTGCAAAATCGCTAAACGATATAGGCCCGGATGCAGCAAAATATCCGCGCGAATTATTTTCTTTATACCACCGCGCGCTGTAATACGAACCTATGCTATTCCCTATTCCAAATGCAGAGTTAATATCGCTCATGCTAATCGGTGTAGTGGGAACAGTCGTCATTTTATGCTCCTACCAGACTGTCGAAATAGTCTTTAACGCCGTCTACAAAGTGGGTAAGAGGCGATGGCTGACCGTCAACAGTCCAAACGCCAAGCTCTTCAGAGAACCGATATTCAATGGATGGAGCCGGGAAGGCAGTTTCAGACGGCAGTGGAATTTCAAATCGTAGACAGCCCCAACCGCCAGGTGCCGGAGCATCCGTGAATTTTTCAATATAGTCGGTAGTAAATGGCACGCCTTTTGCCGCAAGCTGTTTGTAGCAAGCATCAAATGTTTGATAGTCGGGCGTATTGGCGATTATATATTGACGCATCTCAAGCAGCCTTCTGAGCTTTGATTTCATCAATTTGCTTGGAGAGTTCTTTAACGGCTTCAATAAGAACACCGACGAGATTGCCGTATGCCACCGAAAGCGTCCCGTCGTTTTCTACGACCACCTCAGGCACAACCTCACGCATTTCCTGCGCGATAACGCCGACGCCTGCTTCTCCGGTATCAATCCGGTCATAATAGACACCGCGCATTTGGTTGACGAGATCAACAGCCCCGTCAATCGTTTTTACGTTTTCTTTCAGTCTGGCGTCAGAGTAGGCCGTTACGTTGCCAGCCGCCGTGAAATCTCCTGACGAGATATTCCACGACACACGGGCTGTGCCACTGCTGTTTTTGAAACCGGCCAGCGTGGCGTTGCCGAAATAATAACCACCAGACGAGCCAAGCGTCAGGCTCATTTCTGTCGTGCTATTGATGATCGACAGATTGCCGGTCAACGTTCCGCCTGACAGGTTGAGCTTCAGGGCGTCAGCTGTGTCAACATAGGTTTTCGTGGTCGGGTTGGCCGAAGCGCTAGGAGCCTGAACAGTCACAGCTCCCGAGAACGCCGCCGCGCCGGATACGTTTACAGCACCAAGGGTCGTCGTGCCGGTGACAGACATCGTGTTTGAGAAAGATGCCGCGCCAGACGCGCTTATTGCCGCGAACGTGCTTGCTCCAGTAACGAGCAGCGTGCTATCAAATGTTACCGCACCATTGACCCGAAGCGTCTGACTAAACACCAGCGGCCCGGCGACCGTCTGAGACGTGGTGAGGGCGCGGGACAGCATATGCGTGTCAATGATGTCAAAATCAGAATTGACGTGCGTTCCCCAGGCATTTGTATCTGAGCCAACCTCTGGCTTGAGGATATTGTATGTCGGGGTAAATGTGTTTGCCATTTTATATCACCGTTGTCAGGTAAGGCGCAGGGTCGTTTTTTGGCACCCATATTGATGGATCATCCGGCTGATCAGGCGTAAGCCAAAGGATGTAAGCGTTTTGCGAATAGGTGTCTGGAGCTTCTGTCGCCGCAATAACTAACGAACCACTGATTGCAACTGCAAACGACGCTATATCTTCGGCTTCTACAGCTGACAGATTGAGATTGATGTTCTCAACTATTATTGCAGCTGTATCTGGACTATCTGTAGCCGTCAGATAGGAAATTGTAATGCCGGCTGTCAGTATATCTACGACATCCGGTGCCTCAGTCGCGAGTAGATAAAGCGCCGGGCTGCCATCCACATGGAATACAGCAACGTCCTGTGCATCGGTCGCCGCTAGGATCAGCGTGCGGGTATTGGCATCACCCGATGACGCTAATGCAGCACCAGCTAGCGGGGCAAATCCGAGCATTTATGAAAGTCCCTTAGACGGAGCTTATTCGGAAAACAAACCCGAAACGTATTGCATATGTTTGTTTTCTGATAATCGTCCGCGTTGATAATTATGTATTGTTAATTGAGTTATCAGCCAGCCAAGATTGAGTAGCTTCATCCCAATAATATGTTTTGCCGTCATCTGGATACGGAACTGGTGCTTCCCACAGACATGATGTCGTGTTTAGAAGCCAAGACGGGTATGGTTTAGGTGGTATAAACCCATCCAAAACGCTATCATATGAATAGCCAATACCGGCGTAATTTTTGCGGAATGCTTTAGATTGATCTGGTGAGGGTAATCCGGTATTTGGATCGTAATAGACCCCGCCGCGTGTATTATACGACGTGCGTTTGCAGACTAGCCCGCGATAATTTCCGTACCACTCTTCCCAATTCTGAGAAGTGTCAGTCTCGTCGATACCAGCGATAACCTCGACGACAATGCTGTTTTCGTCAAGAAAAGCATAATACGCCATTACCAAACCACCGTTCCAGTGCCGTTTGTAAATGTCCAGATAACATTGCTACCAGACGTTGTTTTAGTAGCTGTCAGCCCAGTGTAACTGGTAGGATCAGGATATGCGTTTGAATAAGTTATGATAACTACGCCTTTGCCGCCATTGCCGCCGGCATAAGACCCAGAAGACCCAGACCCACGGTTTGCGCCGCCACCGCCACCGCCAGTATTGTCTGTGCCGGCGACACCGTTTCCGGCGGTCGTCCCGCCAGTTCCACCGCCGCCACCTAAACCGCCGGAGCCGCCCGTAGAACTTTCAGCCCCGCCGCCGCCACCGCCAGCCAAATAATACGTTCCGCCCGAATTTTGACCCGTCGTTGACCCGGTAATTGGATTGGCGGAGCCAGCGCCGCCATTACCCGAAGACGATCCGGACGCGCCAACTGCCGAAGCGCCGCCGCCGCCGCCGGCCCGTCTAGGAGATACCGAACCAGCGCCGCCGTTGTTACCTTCGCCAGAAGTCCCGCTACCGCCAGCACCGCCGCCCTCGCCGTTACCGCCGCCGCCGGAACCACCCGATCCGCCGGTGTTTGCGCCGCTGTTTTTCGCGCCATAACCGCCGCCAGTAGAAGTGACAGTGCTAAAGACAGAGTTAGATCCTTGTGTGCCGTTTGCGCCGGTATTGGGAGCGCCAGGGCCACCAGCGCCTACAGTAATGGTCAGGTTAGTGGATAGCGATAGAGTGCTAGATTTAAATCCACCCGCGCCGCCGCCGCCCGCAGACGTATTAGAGCCGCCACCGCCGCCGCCGGCTACAACGAGATAAGTGACCGATGGCGGCCCGCGAAACTGAGTAGCGAGCATAACATTAAGAATACCTGACATTAGGTAAGACCCGTTCCGCTAATGATCCAGCTTGTCGTCCCAACTTTTATTGCCGTGGCAATACCATTGGCCGCTAAAGAGCGACTACCCGTCGTAGATGTACCGGCAAGCGTCATGGTATCTGACGTTATGGAAATCGTAACGGTATTGATTTGATTTATGAACGTAAGAACCGTTCCGATGGCATACGGGACATTGGCATTGCTATCAATCGTAAAAGTCCGCGCATTATTATCTGTAGATGGATGCAGAATATGTTTACCGCTGTCAGCAAGGACAGTCGTATATGCAGCGCTCTGCGAATTTTGAGGAACATTAAGATAACCAATGCTGGCCGACGCCGGCGGAAAGGTCATCGTCGTGCTGTCAGTGCCAGCAAGCGTAATTGAATTGCTTACAGTTAAGGTTTTACCGGAGGCGGGCGCATATGTAGCATAGGTGATAAACCCGCTAGTAGCATTTACAGCATTTGATGCAGCAGTCGCCACGCCTGTTCCGAGGCCGGAGACGCCAGTGCTAAACGGCAAGCCGGTCGCATTGGTCAACGTTCCCGACGAAGGAGTGCCAAGCGCACCGCCGTTGACGACAGGAGCGCCCGCTGAACCCACAGCAACCGCAAGAGCCGTCGCCACGCCCGTTCCAAGGCCCGAAACGCCGGTAGAGACAGGAAGGCCGGTGCAGTTCGTCAGGGTGCCGCTTGTGGGAGTTCCGAGAACCGGCGTAACAAGCGTCGGGCTTGTTGATAGGACGTTACTGCCGGAGCCGGTAGAGGTCGTTACACCTGTGCCACCATTAATGACAGCGAGGGTTCCCGTAACACCAGTGGAAAGCGGTAGACCCGTTGCGTTTGTTAAGGTTCCACTAGACGGCGTTCCGAGCGCGCCGCCGGGGGCAACGTAATCGGTTCCCGCCGCAGCGTTCGCCAGCGCACCGCCGGAGTTCGCTTTCAGGATCGACGTGCCAGAAGGCGGCGCTAGATAGTCCGTGCCAGCCGTCGCGGCAGTGAACGCTGATGTTCCGTTGCCCTTGACGATACCCGTCAGCGTCGTCGCGCCAGTGCCGCCATTGCCGACCGGTAGAGTGCCGGTGACGCCGGTGCTGAGAGGGAGGCCAGTAGCATTCGTCAGCGTAGCCGCTGACGGCGTGCCGAGATTAGGCGTCGTCAGAACCGGGGAGTTCGTGAGCGCCAGAACCGTGCCGCTGCCGGAGGTCGTGTAGTTTGCCGTCCAAACATCAGCAGCTAGCGCCGAGATATAGACAACGGCAGAACCAGACAGGCTAATCAGCGAACCCGTAGACGACTGCCCGAGGGTGCGGCTCAGCGTCGTGCCAGACGAGGTGTAGGAGCCAGTGCCATATTCCCAGGCCGTGCCATCCTCAATGACATAACTGACGGTGTCACCGTTCTGAACACCAGCAGCCGAGAAGGACTGATAGCCGGTGACAGCCGAGCCGAGCGTGATGGTTCCCGTGCCGGTCGTGGCCGTGGACATCTTTGCACGGTTATACAGTTTTGCCATGATGGATAACCCGTTCTATTAGCCGTGCGTGATCGTGCCGCTCGAAAGCGTAACCGTCTGTCCGGTCGAAACAGTCGTCGCATTGATGATCAAATCAGTGCCGGACGTGCCGACAGTCAGGCCAGATACAATCACTGTTCCGGCGTTGTTGCGGATTTCAGCCAGAGCAGCGGTGCCGGTGCCGGTTGCGGTCGCAGTAATCGGAGTTCCGGATATGGTAAACACCGAGCCGGAAACCGTGCCAGGCGTAGCGCTCAGCGGAAACGTCACCAGAACGCCAGCAGCGCCAGAGAGAGACGACGTGCCAACAACAATTGAGCCAGCAGAAGCTGTGCCGGTCGATGACGCAGCAACCTTGCCGGCGATCAAATCGGCGACGAGCTGCATACGGTTTGTTTTAAGCGTGGCGGAATAAGTGACAGCCATTTCTGTAATCCTTAGAGCATGCCGACGATGTTCGTCGCCGTGGT